CCAACTTCTTCCGATCAGAGACAGACACCGCCGTAGGCACCAGCCCCGCGACCATCTTCACCTGCCCCGCGTCAACCCAGACCACGATCATCGGCCTGTCTGTCGCTAACATCTTCACCAGCTCGATTGCTGTCGATGTGGTGTTAGACGCCTCTGGGCGTACCTCTGGGGCCGAGGACAGCGTCTACCTCGTTAAGGCTGCGCCCGTCCCGGTAGGTGGCACCCTCGTTGTGGTTGGGGGTGATCAGAAGATCGTTATGGAGCCCGGAGACGTGATAACGGTCACTTCGGACACTGCGGCATCTGCCGACGTGGTCATGAGCCACCTGGACATCGTCTGATGAGCTACATTGGCCAGCCGCCAGCGATCCCTATCTCTCCAACCGTTGATGATCTGACGGTAAATAACCGCATGGTGCTGCCTGCTGGGACCACCGCAGAGCGCCCTGCTTCTCCTGCGACGGGGAGTGTTCGATTTAACACAACCGAGCAACGCTATGAGGGCTACAACGGACTCCAGTGGGCGTTTCTGAGCGATGCGCCCAGCGTTTCCGCCCAATATCTTGTGGTGGCTGGCGGTGGTGGCGGTGGTGGTTATTCCAACACGGGGGGCTACACCGGTGGCGGCGGAGGTGGCGCTGGCGGGATGTTGGCCAGCACGCAAGACTTTGCCCTTTCTGTCGCCTACACGCTGACCGTTGGCGCCGGAGGCTCTGCTGGCGGAAACAATGGCGGCGGCTCAAACGGCGCTTCTTCCGCCTTTAGCACTATCGTCTCGTCAGGTGGTGGTGGTGGCGGCACTGGGGCGGGGATTGGCTCTGCTGGTGGTTCAGGTGGCGGCTCCGGTTACCGAATCCTCTCAGGCGGTGCAGGGATCGCAGGGCAAGGAAATAGCGGTGGTAGCGCAGGGAGCGGAGAACAAGGCTCTGGTGGCGGCGGAGGTGCTGGTGCAGCAGGTGATCCGGGCAGCCTGAATGGCGGCAATTACGCTTCGGGGAACGGTGGCGACGGTCTTTCCTCCTCCATCACGGGGGCTAGCGTTTTTTATGCTGGGGGTGGCGGAGGTGGCGGACTTGGGTATGGCACTGGCATCTATGGGACTGTCGGGGTTGGAGGAGCAGGCGGAGGGGGCGCTGGTGGCGGTTACAATGGGTACTATACGAATCCAACCGGCAACGCCACGGCAGGAACGGCAAATTTGGGAGGCGGTGGAGGCGGTGGCGTAAGAAATGTTGACGGCGCTGACCCTGCGCGAGGTGCTTCCGGAGGCTCTGGCGTCGTAATCATCCGCATCCCCTCAACATACTCCGCAACATTCTCCGCAGGTGTGACGCAAACCTCCTCCACGGTTGGGTCTGATACCGTTTACACTGTAACGGCTGCTGGTGCGAGTGACACCGTGACCTTTGGGGTGGCCTGATGTCGTACATAGGTAAAGCTCCAGGCGTAGGGGTTCGGAATCGTTACTACTTCACCGCGTCAGGCGGGGAGACTTCCCTGTCTGGGGTGGATGACTCCGGCAACACCCTGGTCTTCAGCGATGGCACCTATGTCGATGTGGCCCTAAACGGCGTGATCCTTGTCGCCGGTACTGACTACAACACTACGACCACAAACACGATCTCATCCCTCGCTGCCCTATCCCCCGGCGATATTGTTGAGATCGTCGTCTACGACGTCTATAGCATTGCCTCTGCTGTCCCTCCCACAGGAGGAACTTTTACCGGCCCCGTCATCTTCAACGGCGAGCTGATCGTGCCGCGGGGCACGACGGCACAGAGGCCCGCTTCGCCTTCGGCGGGGAGCTTGAGGTTCAACACCAGCGCGAGCGCATACGAAGGCTATGATGGGACGGGATGGGTGTTTTTAAGCGATGCGACACTTCAAGTTGAGTATCTTGTCATCGCTGGTGGTGGTGGAAGTGGCGTAGGCGGTGGCGGAGCTGGCGGATTTAGAGAGGGAACATCCTCGCTCGCTTTTTCGACTGCGTATGCCGTCACCGTTGGCTCTGGCGGCGCAGCAAATGGGCCTAACATTAGCGCAAATACGGCGACGGCTGGCGGGGCATCAACATTCGACACCATCATAAGCGCTGGAGGAGGGAAGGGTGGCGGCCACGTCGATGCTGGCGGAAATGGTGGATCGGGTGGCGGCACTGGGTCTGATGTCACCACTGGCCAGGGTTTAGGAAACACTCCGGCTACCACCCCAGCCCAAGGGTTTGATGGTGCTGCCTCTGACCGCACTGCATACGGCGCAGGTGGTGGAGGCGGCGGAGCTGGCGGAGCTGGGCAGACCGCGACAACGCAAACCGGCGTCATAGGACAAGGCGGGAATGGAGGATTAGCAAAGGCCTCCACGATCACCGGCTCCTCGATTTATTACGCAGGTGGCGGCGGTGGAGGTTGCAACACAAATACCACGGCAGCATCCGGTGGAGGGCTCGGTGGCGGCACGTCCGTCACTGCTCAAAAGGGTGGTGCAGGTGATGGAGCGCTCACAGACAACGGACTAGGCACGGCTGGGGCGGCAAACACTGGTGGCGGTGGTGGCGGTGGCGAAGTAGAGGCGGCGTCTGGCTCAGCAGGTGGTTCTGGGGTCGTCATCCTCAAAGTTCCCGCAGGAGTCACAGCATCTTTCTCCGCAGGCGTCTCCCAAACATCCACCACGGTCGGCACGGATACGATCTACACCATCACCGCCGCAGGCGCATCTGACACGGTGACTTTCTCATGAGCCGAGCACGCGACATTGCCAGCATCATCGCTACGAGCAGCCTGATCCTCCCGGCTGGGACGACGGCAGAGCGGCCTGCGTCTGCGGCTCAAGGTGCTGTGAGATACAACACCACAGAAGAAATCTACGAAGGGTATACGGGGGCATACTGGGCCGGTTTAAGCGCGCCGAGAGGAGCTTTGACAGTAGAGTTTCTTGTGATCGCTGGTGGCGGAGGCGGTGCGTTATCACACGAAGGCGGCGGTGGTGCAGGCGGTTATCGGTCTTCCGTGTCTGGCGAGTCATCTGGCGGAGGAGCAAGCGCCGAAACGCCACTGTCTTTGTCAGTGGCTACGGCATACAGCGTCACGGTAGGCTCTGGAGGTTCTGGTGGAATCCCTGGAGCAGGGTCAGGGACGAACGGCAATGACTCGACTTTTTCCACCATAACCAGCATCGGCGGCGGTCTTGGCCAACAAGGTGGGGCCGGAGGCTTGGGCGGGTCAGGTGGTGGCGGCGGTAGAGCAAACCCCGGGGGAAGCGGTACGGCTGGGCAGGGGTATGCGGGCGGATCGGGCCGGAACGGTTCAGGGTCGGGTTGCAGTGGCAATGGATACAACGGCGGTGGTGGTGGTGGGGCTGGCGGGGTCGGCCAGTCTTCAACAAGCACCAAGGCAGGCGATGGCGGCGATGGGGTCCAATCTTCCATTACTGGCGTAGCGACCTATCGCGCAGGGGGCGGTGGTGGCGGCGGTGACGGATTCCGCAACAACGGCTCGCGAGGTCTTGGCGGTCTTGGCGGTGGAGGTAACGGCGGAGACGCCACCTCTTGTAACAATAGCGCGACGCGCCGAGACGGTACGCCGGGGGCAGCAAACACTGGAGGAGGCGGTGGGTCTGGCGGAACAGACTCAAACAGCCAGCCCGGGTATGCAGGCGGCTCTGGAGTCATCATTTTGAAAGTGCCCCAAGGCTACTCCGCAACCTTCAGCGCTGGCGTGACCCAAACCTCTGCCACGGTCGGAACAGATACCGTTTACACAATCACCGCAGCCGGTGCATCTGACACCGTTACCTTCTCCTAGGAGTGAATCATGGCTGTCTCAAGCAAAGTTCTAATCCCTGCCAAGCTCGCTGAGATCGCTCAGACGACGCAGTACACGGCGACAGGCGTTAAGGCCACCATCGACAAGTTCACGGCTACGAATACGTCTGTGAGCGATGCCACGCTGTCTGTAAACCTGGTAGCGGCTGGTGACACGGCTGGCACGGGGAACCTGATCGTTGACACGCGGACCATCGCTCCCGGTGAGAGCTACACCTGCCCCGAGCTGGTAGGCCACAACCTCGACATCGGCGGCTTCATCTCGACGGCATCGAGCGCGAACGTGATCACGATCCGGGCATCTGGCCGAGAGATCTCTTGACGTTTGCTCTGGATAGCGATATGGGCGAAAATGGCCTAGCACAATTAGAGGGCCCGACATGGGTGGATTAAGCTACAACCCGGCTATGAGCGACGAGCTTCGGATGCTGCAAGAGCAGCAGGACGCGGAGACGCGCCAGGCGTTCCGCGAGGCGGGGGTTGACGTTGAGGGCCTAAGCCCTGAGCAGTACAACGCGGCCATCCAGGCTTTGGGTGAATGGCGCAATCTGCCAGAGAATCGCGCCTATCGTAACCAGCGCAGCGCCATTGGTAAGTTTGTGGACAGTATTGGCGGTCCTGCTGGGCTATTTGCTCTCACGGCTGGCCCTCTGCTCGCATTCGGTGGCGGTTTTGGCGCGGCTGGTGGAGCTGCTGGCGGAGCAACTGGTGCAGGAACTGCTGGCGCTGGAGCAGCGGCTGGCTCTACGGGTTTAGGTGCAACCCTTTCTAGCGCTGCTGGGAAGGTTGGATCGGTTATCTCTAGCGCGGCAGGCGCGTTAGGCGGAGGTGGGTCTATGAGTGGTCTAGGGACATTGCTGCTGAACGCAGGCACGCAGATTGTAGGTGGCCTAATCCAGCAGAAGGCGGCAGAGAAGGCCATCAAGAACCAGCAGCAGATGCTGACCCAGGCAGACGCAGCCCAGGCTGAAGCGGCCCGTAAGGCTCTTGAAGAGGTCAAGGCGGCAAACCTACAGGCAGAGGAACTCCTCGCCCCTTACATGGAGCTTGCCCCTCAGCAGATCCAGAACCTCAACCTATACCAGACGGCAGGTAGCCAGGCCCTTCAGGAGCAATCAGCCCTAGCAGGCTTACAAGGCCCCGAGGCTCAGCGAGCAGCTATCGCTAACCTTGAGGCTAACCCCGAGTTCCAGGCTATCGCACGGCAGGGAGAGGAAGCGATCCTTGCCAATGCCGCGGCGACCGGCAATCTTCGAGGTGGGAACGTACAAGCAGCCCTCGCACAGTTCCGCCCCAAGCTCCTTCAAAAATACATTGAACAACAGTACGAACGCCTTGGCGGGCTTTCTCGTCAGGGCTTAGGGGTCTCCGAAGGGCTTCTTAACCGAGGCTTCGAGGCCATCGGTGGTGTTGCTAACTTGCGGACGTTAACTGGCAAAAGAGCTTCGGAATTGGCGCTAGGACGTGGGGCGTCTCAGGCGGAGACGCTAGCAGACTTCGGAGGCCTCCAGGCAAGCCGAGAGCTTGCTCAACAAGCTATCCCCAGCAGCATTCTTGAGGGCGCAAACACGATCTTAGGGGACATCTTTGCACGTCAACCGTCAGCAGCTATTAACACTGCCGCAGGAGGTGGCCTCGCCCCCACAACGCCCGTTCCTGTTACCGGGCCTGTGACAAGCCAGCAGTTCTTCGGCAGCACGCCGCCTGGGGTCAATATCGGCGCAGGTGGTGGCATGGCTCCCGGCAATGTATTCGCACCTCTACCGCCGAACATCAACATCAATGCAGGGCTACAGACCCCCATCATCTGAGGACCGGACATGGCACAGGTTACACAGCCCTTTAATTACCTAAGCATGGTGCAGAACCCCGCCCAGAAGGCGCTACAGGCCTTCCAGGGGGCATATCAGGCGCGCCAGCAACAACAGCAGAACGATATGTTCCGCTCGGCGTTCAATGAGTTCGCACGCAAGCCTAACAAGGGCGTATCGGACTACCTTCAACTCCTCCAGGTCACGCCTCCCGAAATGGTGAACACTGTCAAGGCCTCGTTTGAGGCTATGACGGAAGAGCAGAAGGGCGTGGCTAAGCGGGATTTAGGGCAGCTTATTTTTGCCTTTACCTACGATCCCCAGCGAGGCAAGGCGTTGCTGGACCAGCGGATTGAGGCGGCTCAGAGTATTAACGATATGGAGGAAGTTCAGAGCCTTCAAACCATCCGTAAGCTGGCCGATATTGACTCAGGCTCCGTGATAGAGGCCCTGGCTATGCAGGGGGCAATGGCTTTCGGAGAGGACTTTATTAAACAGATCCCTGGCCTGTCTAAGCCTGCCGAAAAGAAGGTCCAGAGCACTATCCCGATTGGTGAGACCGGGTTTTTCATCAATATATTTAATGACGGGACATCTCAGGCGGTTGATGCTGCTGGACGGGTTCTCCAAGGTGAGGAGCGCGCAGAAGCGTTAAAGACGGCTCAACAGCTTGGGATTGACCTCGCAAGGGAGAAAGCTGGTGCTACAAAGCGCGCCGAAATTAGCATGGGAGAAGGGAAGGAGGCGTATGATAAAGCTAATTCTGTTCTCAAGACTATTGCAGAATTAAAAAACGCGAGACGCTTGATAGCAGAGGAAGGAGCGTCGACTGGCGCTTGGCAGAAGTATCTGCCTACCTTTAGGGACGCCACGATTGCGTTGCGAAATGCTCAAAGACGGTTGGGATTAGAGGTTATCGGGTCTGTTACCTTTGGCGCATTGAACAGCGAAGAGTTAAGGCTTGCGCTTGAGACCGCGCTCGATACTGATATGAGCGGGCCTGGGTTGCTTAAAATGCTTGATGAACTGATTCCTGCGCAAGAAAAGGTCGCTAAGGAGCAAATGAAATTAGCTCAATACCTTCTCCGTGGCGGTGATCTTGGCACCTACCTGGCAGAAAGCGCGGAACCTAGCCCTGCGGGTGGGGCAGTCCGCAGCGCTGACGACATTCTTGCCGAATACCGAGCTTCAGGGAGCCTGTAATGGATAGACTCGAAGAGCTAAAGCGCGCCCTAGAGATCGCCTATCAAGAGGGGCGAGAGGATGACGTGCTTATCCTGGCTCGAGAGATCGACCGACTTGAGACGCAAGATGTTGCTCAAGACGAGATCCCTACGCCAATGGAGGAGCCGTTGGCGCCCTCTGTAGCGCAGGAGCAGCGCGTTAGGTCTCCTGGGGAGAACCTCATTGGGATTACAGACGCCCTGGCTGCGCTTGGCTTAGGGGCGTTTACTGGCACTGCGGGGATGGTTGCGGGAACCCTTAGGGGCCTGTCGGAGATGATCCTAAACGGCCAATACGGGACGCAAGAAGGTGCGCGTTTGGTTGAGGAGTACGCCAAGCGCTATGCTGAGTCGGCAACGCCTACGCCATTCACAGAAGCTGGCCGTGAGTATGCCCAGGCGATAGGCGAACCGTTATCGCAGCTTCCCCCAGTCTTGGGCACCCCGGCGCTTGTAGGAGCCCCTTTGGCTAGGCAAGCGAGGGAAGGGGGGCGCTTTGCGCGGGAGGCGGCTAAGTCGCAGCAGGAGCGAACCCGTAGGGCGCAGTTTGAGCGAGAGATGGCGCTGAGAGCCGAGCAGGAAGATGCTGGAGTGTTCCCTGATCTTCCAGAAATAGATGAGCGTCCAATGGTACAGGCGACCCCTCAGGACGTTTATTTGGCGGAAGAGCGGATGGGCATCCCTGTTATGACCAGCGACGTGGCTCCGCCCCAATCGTTTATGGGTAAGTCCGCGCAGTCTGCTAGCGAAAAGATCCCATTTGTTGGGACGGGCGGGAAGCGTGTCCGCCAGCAAGAATCAAGAGTCAAAGCCATAGCTAGGCTGTTGTCACAGTATGACGCCCCTGAGCTTTCTGGAGTCATTAACCTTGTTGCAGAGGACTTGCTTGAAGCGCGAGGGGCAAAGCTCAGCAAATTCGCAGGGCAAAAACGGCAGGTTTTAGAGTCCATTAAAGACAAGGGTCCGGTTCCGGTAGAAAGGACTCAAGCTAAAATCGACGAGGTTGTAGCTGATCTCAAAGCTATAAAAAACACGAGCCTTGAGGAGCCGATAAAGCAGCTTGAGGCGTGGCGTGAAGCCATTGCAGACCAAAATATACTCAATATTGAAGCAAATAGAGAGCTTGTAGGTGATGCGTTTAGGATGATCGAGATGCCCAAGGTGAGGTCAAGGGCGGAGAGGGCGTTATCAAGCATTTACAGGCCTTTGTTGCAAGACATGACCGACTTTATAAAGAAGAACGCAGGAGAAGCTAGTCTAAATAAATGGCAAGTTGCTAATAGAAACCTTAGAGAGATGGCTGTAGAGCTAAGGAACAAGACGCTAACTCGGGCATTGAGGGATGGAGATGTCTCCCCAGAGGTGCTTGGGGACGCGTTGTTCTCCTCAACAAAGCCGAGCGGTATAGCAGCGATCTATCGAAATCTTAGCGAAAGAGGAAAGAGCGCCGCGCGCATTGCAGTCATCAACCACGCAGCCAATAAAGCTGGCGGCGTTGAAAACATTAGCCCAGACAAGTTCGTTTCTCAGGTTGATAAGCTAGGCAAGTCGATAGATATCGTCTTCACTGGCCCTCAGAAGCGTCAGCTTGATGCGCTGGTTCGCGTCCTAGATATTACAAGGCGTGCGCAGCAGGCTGGGGTCGCTCCTCCCACCGGGGTACAGGCGGTGCCATTCGTTGCTGCTGATGCTTTGTTGCAAACCTTTGGAGGGGTGTCAGGCTTTACGGCTGGCGCGGTTACCGCTGGGCTGCTTGCAAGGGCGTATGAGTCCAAGCCTATTCGGTCATTGCTGATGCGTATTGCGAGCACCAAACGAGGTAGCCCGGAAGAGGCTCGCGTGTCGTCAGAATTTATTAGAGCTTTGTCTGCGGAGATAGGTCAGCTAAGCCCTACAACCGTGCCTGAAACGGCCCGTGTGCAACTAAGAGAACTCGAGGAGTCCGAGCAATGAGCATCAAGGTAACCCCGTTCTTCCCCGTCTTCACGGACATCGACGGCCAGCCCCTAGAGAACGGCAAGATCTATGTCGGGCTTCCGAATGTGCCGACCGTCTCCAACCAGATACAAGTGTACTGGGATGAGGCGTTGACCCTCCCCGCTACCCAGCCGATCACGACCCTGGGCGGTTATCCGTCGAACAACGGCACCCCTGCCGCGTTCTATGTTGATCAGAACTACAGCCTGGTCGTTCAGAACAAGCTAGGGACTCAGGTCTATGCCTCGGCCTCAAACGTGGAGGCTGGCGTACCGCGTAACGTCAAGGACTTCGGTGCTCGCGGTGACGGTACGACCGACGACACGGATGCCATCCAGTCTGCGATCAACACGGTTGGTGCTGCTGGCGGTGGGACGATCCTCTTCCCGGAAGGGGATTACAAGATCACGGACACGATCTTCATCCGCTACAACTCGATCACCCTCAAGGGGGACTCCGAGGGCTCTGCGGCCATCGTAGCGGGCTCTGACTTCTCTGGCTCCGGTGGTTCCATTCCGAACACCATGCTTCAGGTCAACGACCACACGGCAAGCGGGAAGCTCTTCCATATCGCGGTCAAGGATTTGACCCTTAACGCAACGTATTTCACGGGCGTTGACCCGGTTACTGGGGAACCTAACCCCAACCCTGCTGTAACGTGCTTGTTCCACGCCAACTGGATTCACTACATGAGCGTGGAGGGCTGCACCTTCTATGGCGCAAACACTGGCTCTGACGGGATTGGCGCTCTCCTAACGGCTGTAGGCCCTGCCTTCTCTGAAGAGTTCTCCATGCTGAACTCCTTCACGGACTGTGAATTCAGTTACAACTACCACGGCATGAAGTTCGGTGTCACTGGTCAAGGCAGCATCAACGCCTCCCAGGTCTACCGCTGCCGCTTAGGTGGAACGGGGGCAGGGGTAGGCATTGAGATCCGTGGCGGCACCTACAACAACTCCTTCGTTGATAACGACATTGAGATCTACGCGACCGGGTTTGACGCAAGCGACACCGTCAACTACTTCCGCGGCAACCTCTGCGAGCAGAACACGGTCGATTTCACTGGTGGTCGTGGCAGTCAATCGGTGGGGAACAAGTTCAACATTGTCTCCAGCAACGATACCGGCAGCTCCCTGAATGAGCACAGCATCGCCCGCACCATCATGCTTGATAAGACTGCGCCCAACATGATCGTGGACCCGCAGTTCAACACCAAGCTTTACGAATCCACCTTCCTTGGGACCACGATTGTTCCTAAGACGAGCGACGACGAGCTGGGTAGCAATACCCTCCAGTTCCTCGGTGGGGCCTCTGTAACTAACCGTGCCCGAATCCTAATCAACAACAAGGAGCAGACCCTCAACGGCTGGTACACGTTTGTCGTTCGGGCCAAGGCGGACGTAGCTGGCGGCGGGCTCTACGTTCGCATCCCGACTCCTCTAGCAAACCCCACGACCGACGTGCGATTCGCTGAGATCAAGTCTGGCACTAGCTATACCCTTGAGCTGCTTGAGGCTAACTCTGCCGTATTCGCCGGGCCTACTCTCCCCGCTAACCGTTCAGGGCGCATAACGACGGACTACAAGATCTATTTCGGGTCCGTCTACTACTCGAACCAGGCTATCTCTGAGCTGGAACTTCGCCTGACGGCCCAGGATGCTGACGGCGGGACGACGCCTACGACGTTCACCGTTGACTATTTTGGGATGTTCGAGGGCCAGACCGCATTCATGCCTGAAGACGACCGCGTCCTTGAGAAGTACACCGATGTCAGCGCCCTGGCGAGCGGGGGCTCGACCATTATCACGAAGATCCCCTTCTCCAACGACGTGTTTATGAAGGCAACCTCAGTCCTAACTGGAGCCGTGAGTCGTTCAATCAACGAGATGAACCTCAACGTGCAGAATGGTGTGTCGGCCCCGTGGGTGTATCACTACGACCTAAACACCTTCGGCTACGACAGTACGGGATCCTCAGTGACGGACGATCACATCTTCGTCAATAGCTCCGCTGAGCTGCTTTACTTCAGCCGTACCGCAAGCCTGGCGGGGACCGATCCCCTCTACACCAAAATCTACTTTTACGCATAGGGGGCACCATGAACTGCACCTGGACCATTGAAAACCTGCGGCGCAACTCCACGGACGGTGGCGTGATCACCGTCTTCTGGAAGTGCAAGGCGGATGGGGTGACGGACAAGTACGGCAACGAGCTGTTCCTGTCGAGCGCCATTGAGCTGACCCCGGATCCCTCAAGCCCAGACTTCGTGCCCTTTGAGAGCCTGACGGAGGATTTCGTCCTCCATTGGGTCTGGCATGAGATCCGCGACGACGTTGAGGAAGAAATGGCTCAGCGCTTTGCTGATGCCGTTATCCCTGAGACCGCCCTTGGCACACCCTGGGCATAAAAAGGAGTCAATTCATGGAACAGTTTCTAGCTCTCTTTGACTCATTCCCCGCATGGCTTACGGCGATCACGTCTGTAGTCACCGCGGCCACTGCGATCACGGCACTCACCCCCACGAAGTCAGACGATCAGTGGGTGGCGACGATCCTGCGCGTGCTCAATGTGCTGGCGGGCAATGTCGGCAAGAACAAGAACGCCGACGACGAGTAAGACAGTGGAGGGGTGCGGTGGACAACCGTCTCGACATCCTGGTCAGCCTCTGGCCGATCTTTGCGGGCTTCATTTCTCTGGTGATTGTCTTGGCGAAGATGCACGCCGACCAAGAGACTATGAAGGAGAAGATCCGCACCCTTTTCGATCTGTGGAACGCACGCAGTAAGGACTAGCCATGGACATTGACGTCATCTGGAGCGCTGTTCTGACGTGCGGGCTTGGACTCCTTTCATGGACCTTCAAGGCCCGCTCCGACGAGCTTCAGCGGATCAACATCCTTCTGAATCGGACCAGGGAAGAGATCGCCAAGGAGTACATTACGAAGGCGGATGTCCATGCCGACATCAACCGCGTGATTGACCGGATCGACGCCCTGGACGCCAAGATGGATCGGATGATGGAGCGCCACAGTTGATCGAGACGATCCTCGTCCTAACCGTCCTTGGGGCGATAGCTTATGCCTATCGTTCAGGGAGGGGTCACGGGAAGGCGTCCCATGAATCAGACAGCCTGAAGGCCATGGCTGAAAGTGTTAAGAGAGGTATCAATGCGCGTCGTAGTGTTCGCAATGGCAATGACCCTGACGGGGTGCGCGAGCGCTCCTTCCGGGACTGAACCTGCCTGCCTGGTGTTTGAACCTATCTGCGCTAGCCGCGCGGATACGGAAGACACCATCGAGCAGATCATCGGCCACAACGTCGCCTATGAGGCTATGTGCGGCAAGGTCGAGAGCTGTGCAGGTCAGCAGTGAAGGCCAAGCCCTTATTCAGCATTTTGAGGGCTGTGAGCTGGAGGCTTACCTTTGTCCTGCTGGCGTATGGACTATCGGTTATGGCCATACCTTCGGCGTTGAAGAAGGTGATGTGATCGACCAGGAGGCCGCAGAGGCGCTCCTGATTGAGGATCTGGAGGAGTTTGAGGGCTATGTCACCGCACTCTGTGAACGCAGCCTTGAGCAGTGTCAGTTCGACGCGCTGGTTTCGTGGGTTTTCAACCTGGGTCCAGGCAACTTTGAAAGCAGCACCCTACTGCGTCGGCTTAACGCTGGGGATCTTGGGGCTGTGCCTGATGAAATCAGGCGCTGGAATAAAGCGGGCGGGCGAGTGCTTGACGGCCTGGTCCGAAGACGCGAGGCCGAAGCTGTGATGTTTGAGGGCGGGGACTGGCGCTCAGTTATATGAGAGCCATTCGGGCCTGTCCTCCTCAGAGAACTCATGCGGGTGCCAGCGGCCCTCGTCGTCTAGCGTCCCGAACTTCCCCAGAAGCTCCCGGTAGTAGCCTGCGACCTCCTTCTTGATGTATTTAGAGCCTTTGAAGATGGCGTTCTTCTTTTCCAGCAAGACGTCCAAGTGCCAACGCCCAAGATGCTTCTCAAGCCACATGAAGAACTCCGTGGGGTTCTCTGTGAAATAGCGATGGTGGTAGGCGCAGAGGCTCACCGCGTTGTCCAGGGACCACCTCACGCTGTTGTGGCGCCTCCCGTGGATGTGGGCACAATGCAGCCCCGGACTTGTCCCTCCGAAAGACTTGCCACAGTGCTCGCAGGACCAGTTGGCCTTTGCCCTAACGCAATATGAAAATTGGATGTCGCACGGCTCACGCTTGAGTGACATTAGTCCTCCATCAGATCGAGTAAGAGCAAGGCCACCCACCAGAGGGGGATAGCGATAAGTGCCCCTGGAAGGGCCAGGAACAGCCCTAGGAGCGCGAAGAGCACTACCCCATACCCTAGTACCTGTTTACTCATTATCGCCTCCTGTAGGCCTGTTTATGGCGCTTAGGCGGGGCGTATCGTCCGTGACCGCCTTAAACGCCTTCCGGGCACGGCTCAAGAGGGCTGGATCGTCTGTAATCACGGTCAGGGTGACTTGAATCCAGCCGTCTTCGTCCTCGTCCAGCTCCTCGAAGTGGACGGAGCGCATCACAGCCGCCCGTAGAGCTTGTTGATCGCCGCGTTAAGATCAGAGTCGTTGTAGATGTGGAAGACGTCAGAGACGCGCTTGGCGCCATCCTCAATGGTAAGGCGGAAGGCATCGCTCCCATAGCCAGGTGCGTACTGGCAGTCTATCTGCTGATATGCCGCGTTCCGGCGTAGGCTTTCTTTCATGTTCCCATAGCTATTCATCGTAAGTGCTCCTCAACACGTCAATCCCACACGTTAGCCTCATTTGCTCGCCAAACTCCTGGTGCATAACAAGGCACTTCATGTCACGGCCAGACAAGTAGCCGCCTCCAGCCGCCCAGGAGTCCTTGGGCGAGAGCGTTCGCATCATCTCAACGGTACATCCGTTGTATTCCACCCGCGAGTCATGGTGGTGATGCCCCCGGAAAAATACCCGGTGCTTGGTGGCGCCCCATTCCTCGGGCTTCTCCGTAGCCATAATCCCAGGAAGCTCGCGGTCTTTAGTCTGGTGGCCGTGTACGACCCCTATCAGGCACTTCCCGTGCTGAAGGTAATGCCGCGTGGTGGGCTTGTCGTGGATGATGATGCGGTGTTCGTTACCGTAGAGGTTGCGGAAGAGGACGTTTAGGAAGTAGGCAAAGCTCTCGTCGTGGTTCCCCGGTGCATTGATTAGCTCGACGATCTCGTGCTTCTCACGCATCCTCTCTAGGCAGCGTTTAATAATCCTCACCCCTACGTCGATCATCTTCGCCGTGCGGCTGTCGCGGTCTAGGATGTGCCCGCTTTTGGTCGTTCCATCCATGTTGGCGTAATGGAAAAAATCGCCAAGATTTATGAGGACGCCGCGCTTCGAGGGCGGGCTGCGCTCAACAAGATAGTCAACGGCGTTGCACATATCCTGTTCTGCGATGGATAGGTCAAAGTTCTCACCGGCTTCATCGGCCCACGCCCGCATCCCCACATGGGCGTCCCCCCAGAGGTAAACCGACATGAGCTGCTCGTTTACATCGGGAGGAGGAGGGATCGCAGAGACGGGCAAGACGTCTTCACAGATCGCCTCGACGGCCTGCTTCATGATCTCAAGTTGGGCCTCACGCTCGAGGTTCGTCTTAACCCATTGGAGCTTGGGCTGGCCGTCCTCCCCGTACAAGGTAGACGTGCCCTTCACAGCAAACGGTGCCGTGGTGGGCCTCACAAGATCGAACTCAGGCGCATAGCCCATCTTCGCTGCGCGGGTCCGTACTCGATCAATGGCCTGACGGACGGTGCCTGCGCTTACAGAGCACGCCGCTGCCGCCTGCCTCATGGAGCCGTGTTCAAGCGTGGCCTGAAGGTACAGCCGCTCCTTGTCGGAGACGCAAAATTCCAGCAGCTTCTCATCTGGTTGCTCTGGCGCTCCCATTACCCCTCCCCCCGGAGCGTTACGCCTGGGACCGGCGTATCTGCATGAATTCGGAATCGTCGGGCACGGTAAGGTTCAATCCAAGATCGAGGCACCATTGATTTACCTGCTCCATAAACTCATACATCTCGCCGCGCTTGAGTTTTGATGTATGACGTAACTGGTTTTCAATCATGATCTTACCAGCCTTTATGGACTCAGTCCCGAGGAAGCGGTATTTCACAATTGCCTTCATTTCCTCTTCATCCAGGCCTGGCCGCGCAGGTTTGAAGTGCGCGACCATCTCCCGAATCCAGACGTGGAACAGTGCGTTCTGGTCGAGGGAACGCTTACCCTCGTAAGGCTTTACCTGTAGAGCTAAGGGCTTGGCCCAGTCCCAGGTGTTGAGGATGTGTTGCTTCAGGTTCGCAAAAACCTCATCAATGCGTTGCTTGTTCTCAATCCTCCAGAATTCCCCTTGCATCACTCCTCCAAAAAGTCCTCAAGGGGCCGGTTCACGGCTTCAGCGATACGCACAGCGAGGGACAGCTTCACGTCACGCATCTGCCGATAGCGGGCAACCTGGCCCGGATGCACCTCAAGGATCTTCGCGAGATCCTTGTTCTTCAGCTTCTCTTCAAGCTGGATCGCAGCCAAACGGAGACCAAAGTCCATCAGAAGGGCACCTCATCAGAAAAGTCATCATCGGAAGGCTTTGCTTTCGGCGTAGCATTCCCCTCGGGGCGAGACAGAAGCTGTAGAGACTGAATGACGATTTCGCAGGTCGGAACTTCAACACCGTCCTTATTCGTGAAGCTGCCGTATTCAAGCTCCCCCTCAACATAAACCTTGGAGCCTTTCTTGACATATTGACCGGCGATTTCGGCCACCTTCCCCCACGCTGTGACGCGGTGCCAGGAGGTCTTGTCTTGCTTCTGCCCGTCCTGGGTCTTCCAGGTCTTATTCGTGGCGATGCTGAAGTTGCAGACAGCCGTGCCATTTTTCGTTTGTCGAACCTCAGGATCTTGTCCGACGTTTCCGAGAATGATCGCTTTGTTGACTGAACTCATGCTTTGTATTCCTTAACCAATTTGTCGATAGATTCGCAGGCCTCGGCGACGAGATCGGCCAGCGCGGTGATGAAGACATCGTCTCGCTCGATGCGGGTAATCAATGTGTGCATGGAGGGGTGGTGAGAGACGAAGTCCCACCATTCACGCCCCGTGATCCACATGCAGCCTTGAACTTGGGGTATGTGCTTTGCAGGCATGACGCCTGCCCGAAGCGTCTCAATGTGGGTGTGAGGCAGGGGGCACTTGATCTCGATGCCCCCGTCCTCTCCCACAAAGCCATCCGGGGAGCAGCCCGCCTCAAGTTCGGCGTGCTTGATGAACCCCATCTCGATGACGTCGTTCCCAGTCTCAAGCTCGTAAAACGCCCTAGCTGACGGTTCAAGCTCCGTCCCCCGTGCCATTGCATCGGTCTGGGGGAAGGGCGTTGACGCGCCTGTGATGCGCTCTGCGGCCATCTGATTGACGAAGCCGTCAAAGCTGGAGGAGCGCTTGCCAGTGGGCGTGATGAGCTTCCCGAACATCGAGGCAGACGGCACGCCTAGACGCGCCGCCAGCCACTCCTCGGAGCCCTGCTCTACGTCGAGGATTCTCATGCCCCGTCAGCCCCTTGCTGGCTAAGCGCTTCAGTGACAAGCGCGATGTCAAAGTTCTCCGTCCGCGCAATGAGCGGGTGATTCTCGTCAAACACAAACAGCGCCTCACGGCACTCGTTCAGCAAGTGCAGGGCAACGCCAAGAGAGGTTTCCAGTTCGTTAATCCGGTCTTCCATCATTTGCTCTCCATCTTCTTCTCAAGCTGAGCCAGAGCCTTATCGAACGCGGCCTTAGGGAGGTCAGCAGTCTTTGAGATGCCATAAGCCTTGCAGAACTTGACAACGTCCACGCCGGTCTCTTCGATCATGCGGTCGATCAATTCGCGCTCATGCTCGTTGATCGCTTCGGGAGCCTGCCCCTGGGGAAGGTCCTCTCCGGCATAGATGTAGTGGCCAAGGCCCATCATGGCGAGGCACTTGACGAGGCAGCGCATCTTGCAGGAGTTGCGGACGAAGGCGTCCGGGTTCTTCACAGCCTTGTTGCGGTGATCCATTGCAGGCAGCCACATCATCTGGGTGTGGACTTGGCCGCAGTGCTTCACCGTGACGAAGCAGGTGTATTCAACGGTCTCGTCCGGGAACGTCTCGCTGGTGAACGTGTAGGTGGTGTCGGGGAAGTGCTCAGACATCACGCCCCAGGCCCAAGCCCAGGACAAATAGGTTAAGCCTTGCTTCGTCTCAACGTGCTCAGAGACGTCAATACGGGACAGGGTGTCCCAGATGTGCTTCGGGAGTGTTTGCATTGTGTGTCTCCTCATCAATCCCAGCAACAGAATACTGCTATCGTTTCTCTCGTGCAACACAAAAAGGCAAAAATGTTTGCCATATTTTCTTCAGGGTGCAGTGGTCTTTTGAGAGCTGTTGGTGCCCCCATGACAAACCCATTTCCCGTTAGGCCAGCGTAATCAGCAACGATTTGCCTGTGGCTCGCAACACCACCCCCCACGTTTCCGTGGCACCTGACGCTGTTTGTCCCGCTCTCAAAGGTCCTGGCCTAACATCTGGCTTTGCTGCTGGCTGCGCCATGCGACAGCACATCTTGTGGGGAGCAGACCCAGTCGGCACAAGATATGGGTAGCAGCATCTAAAGAATGGACGGTCGAGGATTGCTTCGGACACTTGTGGACGCTATGATGGACCTGCGTCGGGTGAACGATTCCACCTGTTCTCCGTCGGATCTTTAGGGGCTGGTAACCCCACCGACGCGTAAAACCCTACTCCTCTCTTGTGGGGTTTGCAACGATTTGGCCGGGTGGGCGTCTCCTCACTCCCCTTGCACCCTTTGCGCTTCCCAGCGACCGGCCCCTCTTTTCATGTTCCCGTTCCCGTTCCCTTAGAAGGGGAATAGGGAACTTTCCCCCTTATAACTAAATATTCTTTCTCCTCCTTCCAACGCTCCCCTACCATTAAAGGTCCAGGCATTCGTGTTTGAGGAGGAACAATGCAGTTAAGACCACATCAGGAGAAGGCCGTGGAGATGCTCCGCGACTCTCTGAGAAGGGGAAAGACGCGCCCGATCCTTGCGGCGCCATGTTCATTCGGTAAGACGATCACAGCGGCATACCTGCTATCTGAGGCAGCCAAGAAGGGCAAGCGCGGCATCTTCATCTGTGATCGGATCAAGCTGGTTCAGCAGGCTCTGGACGCCTTTGACGCGGAAGGCCTAAATGTCGGGGTAATGCAGGGCTCGCATGAAAGAACCAACTACCGGGCTCCGATTCAGATCGCCTCGATCCAGACCATCGCCCGACGGAAGCACCTGCCCGAGTTTGACTTCGCGATAGTCGATGAAGCCCACGTCCACTACAAGGCAACGCAGTACATGATGGATCGGTATACAGCAGTTCCCTTCATCGGACTGACGGCTACCCCATACTCAAAGGGATTGGGCCTGGCCTATAACGATCTTGTGTGCCCGATCACGCCCACGGAGCTTTTAGACGGAGGCTTCCTGACCCCCGTGAAATACTTCGGTGGGGCCTCGGTCGATGTCTCCAAGATCAAGAGCCGCAACCTGCGGACGGGTGGGTCCGATTACGATCCTCTGGCGTTAGGCAAGGCCACGGAAGACGATCAGACCCTTGTGGGGGACATCATCCAGAACTGGCTGAAGCACGCCAACGGGCGCCAGACCATCGCCTTCTCACCCTCGATCAAGCACAGCCGCGACATGGTGGACAAGTTCAACGAGGCAGGCATCCCTGCGGTCCACATCGACGGCTACATGGATGACGAGGAAAGGCAGGTCATTTACCGCGCCCACGATGAGGGCGAGTTCCTGATCCTCTCCTGCTCGAGGCTGCTCAATGTCGGCTACGACGCACCGAAGGTGTCATGCCTCATTGACTGCTTCCCCACCCGCTCGATCATCGCTTATGTCCAGCGGGCAGGGCGGATCATGCGGACGGCTGAAGGCAAAGAGGACGCGATCTATCTGGACCACGCCGGGAATGTGGCACGGCATGGATTCGCGGAAGACATCGAGCCCGAGTCTCTGGACAGGAAGGAGAAGGGCTTCTCTGAGAAGAACCAGGTAAAGGAGAAGAAGGAGAAGAAGGTCCACGATTGCCCCCAGTGCCACGGCAAGTTCACAGGCATGAGGTGTGCCTGCGGCTACACTCATCCAATCAAGGAGCGCCTGGAAACCGATGGCTCTGAGCTGAAGCGCCTCGAGCGCAAGAAGCGGGTTCAGCTAAGCCGCGGCGACTGGTATGGGCAGCTCGCGCTCTATGGCAAGTATCAGGGGTACAAGTCGGGCTGGGCCTCTCACCTCTACCGTCAAAAGTTTGGCTGCTGGCCTGACCGCATCACGCCCATCCGGGCAAACGACATCTCGCCCGAGGTCATGGGCTTCATTCAACACCAGCAAATTAGGAGCCGTTATGCTCGCGGAAGAGCTTAAGTTCATGTTGTCAAAGGGGTTCACCCTTCAGTATCGGCAGCCCTCGGTGTCGAGCTATAAGAGTAAGACCCAGTACGAGTCGCCCATCCCGCGGGCTAGGACGTTTCCACAGAAAGAACTGATCAACCAAGACCTCTGGGGAGGGGGACGAGATGCAGAACTCGGGGCGTGGGGCTCGCAAGAAGCGTCAGCTTGAGCAGTGGGAGGAGGAGATGCTGACGGAGCGACAGGCCGCGGCACTCCTCCGGGTGTTTGCACAGATCAACGAATGGGAGCACCTACGGGGCGTGGAGAAGACCGCGTTCCGACAAGGTGTGAAGAAGATCGCTAAAGCATGGGGGAATCGCAAGGATGGTTGAAGAGCTTCTGGACCGACTGGAGAAGGTGAGATCCACGGGCAAGAACAAGTGGAAGGCGTGCTGCCCTGTCCACGGTGACCGTAACCCGTCAATGGACATCGAGGAAAAGGACGGGAAGGTCCTCGTTCACTGCAAGGCCTGCAATGCCAATGGCCTCGAGGTGGTCCAGGCGCTAGCACTTCCTGTAAGCGTGCTGTTTGAGAAGGAGCTTCCGAAGGGGCACATCCCGAAGAAACTGAAGGAGGAGGTCTCCGTTGATCGCCTGGTGATTGAGGGCGCCAAGCAGATGGAGAAAAACGGTAAGCCATTGAGTTATAATGACTTTAAGCGTCTGCGGTTAGCCAAAAGTCGCATTGAAGCATATAAAGAGCGGTTGTCAGAACAAAACGGTATAAACAAAACGTGTACAGAGTTGCCGTTCTGAGCGATTATTTGGGTGTGGCAAGGGGCCACGGATGAGGAGACACAAGATGCCAGAAGCGATGATGAGCTACGACGAGTTTGTGGCGCACAACAATCACATTGACCACCTCGCCACCCTGTGGCTGAAGGACCGCATCAAGTTCCGCGAGGTTGACGAGCTGTGGTGCGCAATCGGTGATGGCTTCGCGGAGGTGCTGTGGGATGTCGGCGCCAGCCAGGAGCCCTTCAACGAGGCTCTGGAGCGTGAGTTAATCGCCCGGCACTGGGGTGACATCTTCGACTACGTCGATGCCATTGCCCAGAGGGACATTGAGAACGGGACGATCACGATATGAACCACGCCATCTGGATTGTGGCCATCCTCCTCGTGGGGATGGTCGTTGCCTGCGACGACAGCTACCATGAGGCTCAAATGGAGGCCGAGCACTACACGGACATGGTGTGCAACGGCTACTGGCCCGACTACGAAAAGCGCGAGCCTGACTGTGGAGCCTGGCATGGTAGAGATCTTAGGGATTGAGTGGGACGACGAGAAGGAGGCGATCTCTATCGCTCTCCGCGGCGAGCCCACGGAACAAGAGCAGGAAATGATCAACGAGCTGATGTACGCCTTCGCTGACTTCCTGGGTGATCAAATGGAGTTAGCGGGGCAGCAGGTCCGGGAATGGCTGGAGCAGAACGGGGGAAGCATCCATTGAAAGTAAAAGCGCACGACTTCAACCGCCTTTTGGGGAAACAAGACGGCTACGCCCAGAAGCCCTTCAACGTTTATGTGGGCGGCTCCTATGAGAAAGGCTACAAGGAAGGCCAGGAGCTGTACCGTAAGCATGGTGGTGACAAAGCTAAGTGATTGATACACTGTAGGGGCTCCCCGGCGGTGGTTCCCGCCCGTTGCCCCGTCGGAGGAGCGTCAATGCTAGTTTGGATCTTTGAGCGGCAACACTTCGAGGTCTGGCCAGAAGGGCGGCGTCCCCAGAAGCCGGAGGTTGTCGAAAAGAGAGAGCTATCGCGCGATGCCAAGGAAAATGATCAAGTGGACTCCAGCTCAGCAAGATGAGTTCCTGGAGCTGATCGCTACCGGATCGAGCATGGGCCAAGCCTGTGCCGCGTTCAAAGTAGCCCCCGCAACCGTCTACCGAATGGCGATCCGTGACGCGGAGTTCCAGGCCAAGCTCACAAGAGCGAGGATGGACCAGCAGGACGCTGAGATGGATAAGATCATCGACATGGCTGACGAGGCCGGAACCGATGATTGGCAGGTGGTCAAGCTCAGGATCTGGGCACGGCAGTGGCGAGCAGCCAAGCTGGCTCCCAAGAAGTATGGCGAGCGCAAAGTGATCGCTGGCGACGAAGAAGCCCCCTTGACTGTTCAGAAGATCGAACGTGTCGTCGTTGGCGATTGACTCCACCCTCAGAATCGAGACGCCGCGATGGGCCGTTCCTCTGTTCCAGCCAGCCCGCTACAAGGCCGCGCATGGCGGTCGTGGATCCGGGAAGTCGCACTTCTTCGCAGAGATGCTCATCGAAGAGCACATCATGAACCCCAACCGGAGGACGGTCTGTGTCCGGGAGGTCCAGAAGAGCCTGGCTCAGTCTGTGAAGCGCCTCCTGGAAGACAAGATTGAAAAGCTAGGGGTCCAGGGCGCATTTATCGTCCAAGAGACGGTGATCAAGTCCGCCCACGGCTCTGGAATGATCATCTTCCAGGGGATGCAGAACCACACCAGCGACTCGATCAAGTCCCTTGAGGGTTATGACTGCGCTTGGGTGGAAGAGGCTCAGAGCCTCTCACAGCGCTCCCTAGACCTATTGCGTCCCACGATCCGTAAGGAAGGATCAGAGCTGTGGTTCACCTGGAACCCGAGCCAGAACAGCGATCCCGTCGATCAGCTCCTGAGGGGTGACAGACCTCCACCGGATGCAACGGTCATCGAGGTCAACTACAAGGATAATCCGTGGTTCCCCGACGTCCTCAAAGCGGAGATGGAGTACGACCGGGGCAGGGATTACGAGAAGTATGAGCACGTCTGGCTGGGTAAATATCTCCAGAACAGCTCGACCCGCGTCTTCAAAAACTGGAGCGTGGAGGAGTTCGAGACCCCCGCAGACGCTACGTTGCGCTTTGGTGCTGACTGGGGCTTTGCTACGGACCCAACGGTGCTAATCCGGTGCTTTATCGAGGGCAGGACGCTCTACGTTGACCATGAAGCGTATATGGTGGGCTGTGAGATCGTGAACACCCCCGAACTCTTCTTCCAGATCCCCGAGGCAGAGAAGTGGCCCATTGTGGCTGACAGCGCCAGACCTGAGACGATAAGCTACATGAGGTCGCACGGCTTCCCGAAGATTATGGCAGCCGTGAAGGGTCCGAAGAGCCTGGAAGAGGGGGTCGAGTGGCTCAAGAGCTACGACATCGTGGTCCACCCGAGGTGCCAGCACACCATCGACGAACTCACCATGTACTCGTACAAAAAGGACGCGCTCACAGACGCTGTGCTGCCCGTCCTCGAGGACAAAGACAACCACCTGATCGATGCCCTGCGCTATGCCTGCGAGAGCGTGAGGCGGACGCAGAAGGCGTCGAAGCCGACACACGTTGAGCCGTTGCCCACCATCAACCGATGGTAGATAATGGCTTGACTTTTACAGTGGGGCCTGATCAATGGCACGAATGACGAAAGAGCAGCGCATGACGGACGTCCACGCGCAAGCACTCCGGGAGTTTGACGAGTCGCAGTCCGCGATCAGGGACGAGCGCCTTCAGTGCCTCCAGGACCGACGCTTCTACAGCATCGCCGGGGCTCAGTGGGAAGGCCCGCTTGAAGAGCAATTCGAGAACAAGCCCCGCTTTGAGGTGAACAAGATCCACCTCTCCGTGATTCGCATCATCAATGAGTACCGGAACAACCGCATTGCCGTGGACTACCTGCCGCGGGAGCCTGAGTACGATGGGCTGGCGGACACTCTGGACGGTTTGTTCCGGGCTGACGAGCACGACTCCTGCGCCGACGAGGCCTACGACAATGCCTTCGAGGAGGCTGTGGGTGGTGGCTTTGGCGCCTTCCGCCTTCGTACTGAATACGAGGACGAGGAAGACGAGGATAACGAGCACCAGCGCATCCGCATTGAGCCCATCTTCGACGCGGACAGCTCTGTCTTCTTCGACCTGAACTCCCGACGCCAGGACAAGGCAGACGCCAAGTTCTGCTTCGTGATCTATTCGATGACCCGCGAATCCTATGTCGCTGAGTTCGACGACGACCCCTCCGACTGGCCGAAGGAGATCACCCAGGTCGAGTTCGACTGGTGTACCCCAGACGTCGTTTACATTGCGGAATACTACAAAGTTGAGGATGTCACGGAGACGATCCGCATCTTTGAGGCCATCGACGGGACCGAAGAGAAGTACCGTAAGGCTGACTTCGACGCCGACCCCGAACTAGAGAACAAGCTGGCAGCCATTGGATCCATCGAGGTCCGCCAGCGCCGCGTTAAGCGTCGTAAAGTCCACAAGTATCTGATGTCCGGTGGCAAGGTCCTAGAGGATCTCGGCTACATCGCTGGCAAGTGCATCCCGATCATCCCGGTCTACGGCAAGCGCTGGGTTGTGGACAACGTCGAGCGGTGCATGGGCCACGTTCGTCTGGCAAAGGACGCTCAGCGCCTCAAGAACATGCAGCTATCCAAGCTGGCGGAGGTCTCTGCCCTAGGCTCTGTTGAGAAGCCCATCCTCTTACCCGAGCAGGTAGCAGGGCACCAAATGATGTGGGCCGAGGACAACCTCAAGGACTACCCCTACCTTCTGGTAAATCCCATCACGGGACCGAATGGCGAGACCCAGGCGGCTGGGCCGGTGGCCTACACCCGCTCCCCGCAGATCCCCCAAGCCTTGGCTGGCCTCCTACAGGCCACAGAGGCCGACATGAACGACATCCTTGGCGGGCAGGGTGAGGCCGACAAGATGGTGTCGGGGATGTCTGGGAAGGCCGTGGAGCTGATCCAGGAGCGCGTGGATAAGCAGGCGTTCATTTACATGTCCAACTTCGCCAAGGCCATGCAGCGCTGCGGTGAGGTCTGGCTCTCGATGGCCCAGGAGGTCTACACGGAAGAGAAGCGTCGCATGAAGACGCTGACCGAGGAGCTTGAGATCGGCTCGGTGGAGCTGATGACCCCGACCCTCTCCGAGGTGGGCGAGGTGGTATACGAGAATGACTTATCCGACGCGAAAATGGATGTCTTCGTTGACGTAGGCCCGAGCAGCGACTCCAAGCGTGCCTCGACCGTCCGCGCATTGACCGGGATGATGGCTATTACGAAAGACCCGCAGACCATGCAGGTGCTGTCTGCCCTAAGCCTGATGAATATGGAAGGCGAAGGCATGGGTGACGTTCGGAAGTTCTTCCGCAACCAGCTCGTGCAGATGGGTGCGGTTGAGCCTACCGAGGAAGAGCGCGAGCAGATGATGATGGCACAGCAGATGGCTGGCCAGCAGCAGGACCCCAACGCCATCTTCCTGGCCGCGGCGGCTGAAGAGGCCCAGGCGAAGGCTCAGAAGGCCCGCGCTGACGTGATTGAGACCATCGCTGACGCCGAATACAAGCAGGCGAAGACGATTGAAACGTACAGCAAGGTCGATAACGACGACGAGCGGCTACGGCTTGACACGGCCAAGAACATAAGGAGCCTAGTGAGTGGCGACCAGGGGCGTTAAAGAGTTCATCGATTCCTACATCGCTGGGCTGACGCAACCGGCTCAGCCTTTCTCCGGTGGTGGGCAGATGGCTCGCCGTCAGCAGCCGGGCATCGTTCAGAGCCCATTTGATCGCCAGGTGACCGGGGCGATGGAGGCGGCTGGAGCCCTGGGAACGGGGCTTGCTGGGGCAGTCCCGGCAGGTCTTGAGGGGCTCTTCACGCTAGCACGCACAGGAAGCCCCCTAGAAGCCGGTCAGAGGGTCGAACAGATCCAAGAGGCCCTGACCTACCGCCCACGCACGCAAGAGGGCCAGCAAGCTCTCAGCGCGGTGGGAGAGGTGTTGTCACCCCTTGCGGCCCCGTCAGAGTTTGTCGGGCAGACGACGATGGAAGCTACTGGGTCACCGGGCTTAGCTACCTTCGCAGAGATCTTCGGAGACCCGCTAAACTTCATTCCAGGCCTCAAGGGCACGATGGCGGCTATGGCCGCGATCCCGCCTGTTATCGCCAAGAACGTAAGGCCTCCCCAGAGCGTTCGCGCTCCGGTCAATCAAATTGGTCTGTACAGCAAGGCTGAAGACGTTGCCATGAATATGCCCCAGGCAAAAGGGCGTGGCGATGACACTAGACGATACTTTAAAAAACAAGGGGTTAAGGACGAGGAGATTGCTGCCCTTGGCTTGAACAAGCTGTTTAGCCAGGACAGGGTGACCCAGCAAGAGATCCTAGACCATATCGACCGCAACCGTTTGCAGATGGAGGAGAAGATTAGCTCTGGCCCCTCTGAGGGAGAGTTTCGGTTCGACTATGGCGAAGAAGACCTGAGTGTCGACCAGGCGTATGGGGCAGAGTATATCGATGAAGAAGCGAAATACTTTGCGATTGACGAGCCAGAAAGGTTCGTCATGGATGATGACGATGTCGATAGGCTAGTACGTTATGCGGCTCGCAACGACGACGTTGACTCGGTGGCTAATCTTAGGGAGCTTGTGAAAGGTTATTCAGAGGGAGTAAGAGATTTCGACGAATTGCCTTACTCAATACAGCAGGAGATTTACAATCAAGCTAGGGGAATGGTTGAAGAGAACTACAACAGTGACCCTATTCGACGCATCTCGCTTACCGTCACTGACCAAAACGGTCAGCAACAAAACGCAGGCGATGTACCCGGGGCATCGTTTAGTTATACGTTGGTGGGCAATGATGATTTGGGTTACGCCATTGATGGCTTAGAGCGTGATTCTGTCCCCAGCGGCATTCGAGAGTGGATTGAAAACGCTAACATCACTAGTGCGGATGAAGCCCAGGTCCAGCTTCAGGCAATAGCAAACGAGTATGACGAAATTGGGAGCATGATGGAGGGGGACACCAAATGGGGTGAACATACCCTAGAAGGTGGCGATAACTATCAAGAAATACGGCTATCCATGCCAAGCGATGGAGAGACGAGGTTCACGGAAAACGTCCACTTCCCTGACGACACAAACAACATCTTCCACGTCCGGACAAAAGATCGGGAGCTGCCGACAGGCGAAAAGATCTTGTATGTGGAGGAGCTTCAGTCGGATTGGGCTCAGCGGGGTCGGCAAGTAGGCTTTAAGTCCGAAGAGAAAATGCGAGCGGCAGAGGCGGCATCGGACGAGCTGTTCGAGGAGGTTGCGCCACTTCTGGAGCCCATTGATAGAACGGCCCTTTATGTAAGCGACAGTGGCATTGACGACGCTTTTGTAAGCAATGTCCGTCGCCTGTCTATAGCCTTGGAGAACTATCGGAGGGGCGGCAGGAGGGGGCTTGATGCGGCGGGTGACATCCTTAATACAATGAAAAACGCAAACCTGGAAGCTGAGAGGAATGCTATAACCAACCTCAGGGAAGACTTCCTGGATCAGCTCACTGATGAACAAAAAGTGGACCTATACGTCCGCGAGACAATGGGTGAATTTGGGGGTAGTGAAAGGACAAGGGAAAGAGTCCTTCGCAATTGGGACAACGACCCAGAGCTTGCACGGCAGGCGGTCGAGATGGAGGCGCGGAGGCGCCTTCGGGACGGCAGCACTTATTTAGACGCACAAGTGATTCGTGCAGCAGAAAAAATGGGCGACCTTCCTGCGCGGAATGCTGACGGTGGAGCGGCTATAAAAAGCAAGCCGGAATGGAACGAATATCTTGAGCGCATATATGACCAGCGAAGCAGATTCCTGGAGTCTAAGGGTATTGACCCGGAGCTGGTGTCGAAGATTCAGGCTGCTTTAGACAAGACTGACCCTGGTGGCGATATAAGGCGCGAAGGAATAGAGCAGCGCAACAAGCCAACGGAGGGTCCGTTTGTTGGAGACACGGAATCCTGGAATAAGCTCGCAATCAAGTACATCTTTAAAAAGGCTGCCGAGGAAGGATACGACGGCGTCAGCTTTGCGCCAGGTCAGGCGCAGGTTGATCGCTGGGGTGATGAAGGCTTAAAGGTCCAGTACGACCAAAACATCCCTTCGGCGATCAATAAGTCCATAGGGCCAGCGCCTGCTTCGCCGCTTACCAATCTTCCGGAGACTATGACCGTTGATGGGTATGAGTCTAAGGTGTATCGCCTAGACGATCCGACTAAAGAGGGAGAAAGCATAAGAGAGAAGATGCTATCTCCCACGACGATGTTCGGTTTGGGCGCCCTCCCATTTGTGCTCCCCGAGGGGATTGAGGCATTGCAGGGATTGACGCCAGCTCAAGAGGAAGAGAGCGCGTCGCCGCTAGGTAATGGTCGCCTATAACCTAATTGCATAAGCGTCAAGGCTTTTATAATATGTGTTCACGGCATCCGCCCAGCCGTCCAATGGGTGAGTCTGAAGGGGTTTGAAATGAACGATTTGGCAGAACAGATCGAGGAAGAAGTCTATGAAGACGAAGAAAATGTGCTCAGCGAAGCCGGGGATGAAGAAGTCGAAGAGCTACAGCTCGACGATGACTCAGAACCGTCGGACGAGCCGTCGGAGCCGGTAGAAGCCGAGGCCGAAGAGTCTGAAGAGTCTGAAGACGATCTAATCGTATCGATTGACGGGGAGTCGCCAGCCCCAGAGGAAGCAGCACCGGAATGGGTGCGCGACCTGCGCAAGCAGCACCGAGAGCAGAAGCGTAGGAACCGTGAGCTAGAACAAGAACTTGAGCAGATGCGGAGCCAGGGCCAACGTGCCCAGCCGCTAGGGCCTAAGCCCACCCTTGAGGTCTACGACTACGACACGGATAAATACGAGAAGGCTCTCGCGGACTGGTTTGACAGGAAGCGTAGGCATGACGCGGAGCAGGAGACTGCCCAACGTCAGCAGCAGGCCATTGAACAGGCCTGGGCCGAGAAGCAGCAGGAGTATTTTCGCCGCAAGGAGGCGATGAAGGCTAAGGACTTCGATGACGCGGAGGACACCGTTAAGGACATCCTCAACGTCACGCAGCAAGGCATCATCGTCAAAGGCGCGGAGAACCCTGAGTTCGTGGTCTATGCCCTAGGGAAGAACCCAAAGAAGGCGCAGGAGCTTGCTCAGATTGATGACCCCATTGACTTCGCGTTTGCGATCAGCAAATTGGAGAGCAAATTGAAGATTGCAACGAAGAAGTCGGCACCGCCGCCCGAGAAGACGGTCAAAGCAACAGGCCGTGTATCGGGTTCGGTGGACTCAACCCTTGAACGGCTGAGAGCTGAAGCGGAGAAGACCGGGGATTATTCCAAGGTCATGCGCTACAAGAAACAGCTCAAGGCAAGCAAATAACTTTAGGAGGCCATCATGGCTAACTCGTTTTCCAAGGAAGAGCGCGTTGCGTTTGAGGACATCCTCGAAGGCTTCAACGATGCCCTGATCCTTTCCCGTAACGTGAGCGTGTATAACACTGACTCCGCAATGATGGAGCGCGCACGCGACACCATCTGGCGTCCGATGCCCTACATCGCTCAGTCCATCAACGCTACCGCTGGTAGCTCCATCGCTGGCTCCTACCAGGATATGACCCAGCTTTCTGTGCCCGCTACCCTGGGCTACAGCAAGGCGGTCCCCTGGACGATGACCACGCTGGAACTGCGTGACGCCCTCCAAGAGGGTCGCCTCGGCACGGCAGCACGTCAGAAGCTCGCTTCCGACATCAACACCGCCGTCCTTGACGTTGCCGCTAACCAGGGCACGCTCGTTGTGACCACCACCACCCCGGCTGGTGACTACGACGACGTGGCGCTGTGCGACAGCCTCATGAACGAGCAAGGTGTGCCGGACTTCGACCGCTACCTGGCCCTGTCCAGCCGCGACTACAACGGCATGGCAGGCAACCTGGCAGCAGCTACCCGCTCCTTCGGGAACAACAAGTCTGACTCCGCTTACGAGCGTAGCCAGGTGGGTATGGTCGCTGGCTTCGACACCTACAAGCTCGACGTGGCCAAGCGGATCACGGCTCAGGCAGCTGCCCCGACGGTCGATACGACCTCGGCAGCAGTCGTGAACTATGTTCCTCAGGCAACCTCGACCGCTGTTGGTGG